GAAGCGGTCACTTGGTACAATCGCGCGGGCGGCGTAGTTAGCAAGGGATTAAGCGCGCGGCGCGCTCGCGAAGCGAATGTATGCCGCAATGGGCTAGGGGTTTTGTATGGTCGACGTTAACACGATTTACCGTTGCCTTTTCGCGGTACTTGGCATCGGCGTTGCTATCGTCGGCGCCATGGCCGAAGGGCTGATAAAATGGCGTATGTAAAGCTTGTCCTGAAATTCGGGCCATACATCGCAATCGCCCTATTGGTCGCGGCGGTCCTTTGGTATCGCGGCGACTTGGCGAAGTCCGAAGGCGATAAGAAGGCGCTTGGGATCGAACTGCAAACGACGATCGAAGCGAACAAGGAAGCAAAGAAGACGGTCGACGCCATTCGGGCGCAACGTGTCGATAACGACGCAATTGCCGACGAAATCGCGAAGAAGCTTGCTGCAAACCGGGCGTTATTCGATCGGACGACGGTTCTATTGAAAGAGGCGCGCAATGATCCGAAAGTTCGCTCTTGGGCTGACACCCCTGTTCCTGACAGCGTGCGGGCCGCGCTTGCCGCCCCCGGTGAAGTACGCGAGCCGCCCCGCTGATTTGCCCGACGCGGCCCTTGTGGCGCCGTGCGACCGCAGCAACGGGGACGTGCCGACGAACGGCGATCTTGCCGACGAACTGAACCGCGCTCGCCGTCAACGCAACGATTGCGCGGCCCAGGTCGACGGGGTTCGTCAATGGCGAGCCGATGCGCTGAAGCGGTCCGAAGTCGACAAGTGAAATGGAATACGCAAGCACGATCGAAGCCGCTTTTCGGCTTGATCCTGAAAAGCCCGGCACCGTCCGGCTTTTGCGCGAAATCTTGTCCGCCGTTTGCGCAATCCCGATGCCCGACGAAAAGCCGCCTATTGTGGGCAACAGGCTAGACCTTCGTAAAGGGATCGGTTAACGTCGCCCTTATGTCTTGGGCACGCATTCCTCCCCCGATCTTCGACGACGAAGACGAATTGCAATTGAAGCTGAAATACGCGCGAATTGTTGCGCGTAACCCGAACGCGAAGCTTACCGCCGGATACCAAGTCTTCGAAGGACCGGATAATTACGGGCGCGCGATGCAAGCGCAGGCTTGGCTTTCCGATCCGCTAGTTCAGGAAGAAATTTCACGCATTCGCGAAAGCGGCGAAGCGGAAAGCGTGCTGCCCGACGTTTCCGTTGTCAAACTCGAAATCTTGCAGGAAGCGCGAAGCGCAACCGACGCGAAGGACAAGGCTGCGCTTTACAAGCTTTACCTTGAAGCCGAAGGCGAGATTAAGAAGGGCGGAACTAGCGTCACGATTGCGCAAGATAACCGCGTTGTGAACGTGCTTCGCGTTCCCGCTCGCGACGTGACGCCCGAAGATGACGAAGACTTTGATCGGCGCTTTTATGCGCAACAAACCGCGCTGATTGCCGATGCGAAATCAAGCCGACCCGCTGCCGCCTGAAGGCGTTACATACGAAGACGGTTGGGCGTTTCTTCCCGGCACGTCGCAGGAATTCGCGCTTCGGACGAACGCGAACCATATCCTTTATCACGGCACGCGCGGCCCAGGTAAGACCGATTGCCAGCTTACGCGCTTCGCGAAGAACGTCGGCGTCGGTTACGGTTCATATTGGCGCGGCGTGATCTTCGATCGTAAGTATAAGAACCTAGACGACCTTATCATTAAGTCGAAGCGTATCTTTAAAAAGATATTCGGCGACCGTTGCAAGTTCCTTGAAAGCAAGGGCGATTATAAATGGGTTTGGGATACTGGCGAAGAACTTATGTTTCGCCAATTCCTGAAGGCGGACGATTATTGGAATTACCACGGGCAGGAATTCCCTTTCATTGGTTGGAACGAACTTTGTAAGTATCCGAATTCGAATGCTTACGATGCGATGATGAGTTGCAACCGTTCGTCTTGGACACAAGAGAAGGACGGCGTTTACGACCACGAACGGCGATGCTGGAATTTGCCGCCGATCCCGCTTGAAGTCTTTTCGACGACGAACCCTTACGGGCCGGGGCACAATTGGGTTAAAGCCAAGTTTATTGACGTTGCCCCCGTCGGGCGCGTGTTCATTACCGAAGTCAAGGTATTTGATCCGCGTACGAAGCTTGATATAGTCGTTCGGCGAAAGCAAGTTGCGATCTTCGGTTCCTATAAGGAAAACCCTTATCTTGATCCGCTATACGTCGCCGAACTCGAAAGCATAAGCGACCCGAACAAGCGGGCCGCTTGGCTTGAAGGCGATTGGGATATTGTCGCAGGCGGCGCGATTGACGACGTTTGGCGCAAGCATATCCACATCCTCCCTAGGTTCGCTATTCCCGAAACTTGGCGCGTCGACCGTTCGCTTGATTGGGGTTCGTCGCATCCTTGTTCGGTCGGATGGTGGGCCGAAGCCAACGGCGAGGAAGCAACAATTGAATACGACGACGGTTCGTCGGTTCCTTTCGCCCCGCCCGCTGGCACGCTTATTCAAATCGGCGAATTGTACCTAGCCGAGAAGATCGGTTCTAATGTGGGCTTGCGGCTTTCCGCCCCTTCGGTTGCGGAGCGTATTCGCGAGTACGAAATAAAGCTTTTGGCCGAAGGTTGGATTGAAGAACAACCATGGCCCGGTCCGGCGGACAATCAAATTCGCGACGTACGCGAAAGCGACGTTGACACGATCGAAAAGAAGTTCAGCGACAACGGCGTTCGTTGGGAAAGGTCCGACAAATCCCCCGGTTCCCGCAAAAACGGGCTTCAGCTTATCCGCGATCGGCTTGAAGCTTCGATGAAAGCCAAGGAAGAACCGGGCTTGTTCTTTATGGACAATTGCCGGGCAACGATCGCAACTTTGCCCACACTTCCGCGCGACGAAGATAATCCCGATGACGTTGACACGGAAGCCGAGGATCATGCATATGACATGGTGCGTTATCGCGTCCTGAAGGGCGCAAACCGGCTTGCGAAAAAGCTTAAATCGAGTTGGGCAACATAGGGGCTCTTATGGCAAACGTCGCATTCGTACACCCCCAGGTTAAAGCCCTGTTGTCGTCGTACGAACAGATTTCCGACTGTCTAGCGGGCGAAGCGCGAGTTAAGCACCGTCGCGAAAAGTATTTGCCTCGTCCTGAAGGCAATACGCCGGACAACGTTACGCGCTATCAATCGTATTTGACGCGCGCTGTATTCTATAACGTTGCGCAGCGAACCCTAGGCGGCATGGTCGGGCAAGTCTTCCTTCGCGATCCGACGATTGAAGTTCCGCAATTGCTCGATAACGTCATAACTGACGCAACCGGAAGCGGCGTTCCGCTAGCGCAACTCGCGCAACAGGCTTGCGGCTTCGGCGTGTCGCATGGGCGTTGCGGGCTGTACGTCGACTATCCGTCGGTTCTCGCCCCGGTCGACCCTGGCGCCGATCCTGCCGCCCAAACCGAAGACGTTGCCCCGGCGGCAACGGTTGCGCAGCTTGAAAGCGGCGAAGTCCGGCCCGTGCTGAAGATCGTTGCGCCGTCCGACGGGATCAACTGGCGCGTAAAGAAGCGCGGCGCGAAGATCATTCTTTCGCTTGTCGTCTTTCGCGAAGACGCAATAGTTTCCGATGACGGTTTCGAAACGAAAACAATCGATCAATGGCGCGTGTTGCGCCTTGATCCCGTAACCGACGAATACATAATTGAGATTTACCGTAACCGCAACGGTACGAAACCCGACGAAACGTACTTTCCGACAGATGCGACAGGCTCGCGTCTTCGCGAAATCCCCTTTACGTTTATCGGCGCCGTCAACAACGAACCGACGCCGGGCCCCATGCCGATGTACGATCTTTGCAGCGTCAATATCGCGCATTATCGCAATTCGGCGGATTACGAAGAAGCCGTTTATATGCTTGGGCAGCCTACGGCATGGTTCGGCGGGCTCACCGAAGAATGGGTTAAAAACGTAATGGGCGGAACCGTCGCGCTTGGCTCGCGATCGGTTATCCCGCTGCCTGCGAATTCGTCCGCCGGTTTGCTTCAGGTTCAGCCCAACACTATGGCAAAAGAAGCCATGGACCAAAAAGAAGCGCAGATGCTCGCGCTTGGGGCGAAGCTTGTCGAAGGCTCGCAAGTCCAACGCACGGCAACTGAAGCGAATATTGACAACGTTTCGGAAACGTCGATTTTGTCGACCGTTGCAACGAACGTCGGCGCGGCATTCAAGTTCGGGCTTACATGGGCCGCCCGTTTCGCAGGCGCCGACGAAAACGCTATCGAATTCGATTTGAATACCGAATTCGACCTTGTGAACCTTACGCCCGAAGAACGCAAAACGCTTCTCGCTGAATGGCAGGCGGGCGGGATCGTTACCGAAGAATACCGTTCGAACCTTCGCCGGGCTGGCATCGCAACGCTTGACGATGCTGCATTCGAAAGCACAGCGGCAGCCGAAGACGCAAAGCGCATGGCCCAAGCGACGGCGGAAGCCGCAGCCTTGCACGCGGCGACGGGCGGTAATGATCCGAACAACGCTCCCCCAGGGGCAACTAATGGGCAAGGCTGAACAAGCCGCGTTGAAATGGCTTCGCGATCATGGCGGCGATTGTGCCGTTGCGAAGTCGAAGAAGGGCGGGCGCTTTTTCCTAGCGCAAGGCGAAACTGGACCGTTCACTTACGGAACCGTTAAAAAGCTTGTCGAAGCTGGAATTGCTGAATTTTACAACGGCAAACAAAGACTGCGATTGGTTTATGGCTGAACTTTTCGATATCGTCGTACGTCGGCAAATCTATATCGAAGGGCTTAAAGCGTCCAAGGGTTTGGAATTCGCCGACGTGCTTTCGAAGCTTCGGACGCAACTCGCGCACCGGCTTTCCGGCTTCGAATGGGAAGACTTAGGCAACGCGACGCGAACCGCGCTGAAGAAGCTTATCGTCGACCTTCGGACGATCGCGAAGACGATCTTCGATCCGTACCTAACCGCGTTGATCGATTGGCTTCAACGCTTCGTCAAGATCGATCTAGGGCTTCTCGGCGGGCTGTACCGCAGAAACGCCCCCAACGGCGACACGCTTGCCCAAGAACCCGACGACGGCCATTTGTGGGCACTTGCCATAGGCGCTCCGATGGCTGCCACGGGTACGCTCGCGCTGCCCTTCCTCTCGGCGTTACTGCCTTCGTTTTACGTGAAACTTGAACGCTTGGTATTGCAGAATTACGCGCAACACGCGAAGCGATCGGACTTGATCGAAGCGATTATAGGAAACCCGAATTCCCCTAGAGCGCAAGGCGCACTTAGGCAACTGAACGCCCAAGCAACCGCCGCAACGAATACCGTTCTTCAGCATTTGGCGAACCAAGTAAACGAAGCGTTGGGCGAGAAGGTTGCGGGCTTTTACGAATGGGTTTCGGTACTTGACGACCGGACAACGAAGATTTGCCAATCGCGCGACGGTAAGCGTTTCGCATACGGGCGCGGCCCCGTGCCCCCTGCGCACGTCAATTGTCGGTCGACGATCGTTCCCGTTCGCATAGGCGACCCGAAGACGTCCGACAGCTTCGAAGTATGGGTTAGGGGACAACCTGAAGAATTCGTTGCCGACGCGCTAGACGGGCGGCGGGGTTCGGTTTATGACCGATCTTCGCCGGTATCGCTCGCCGAATACGGCAGGAAATCCGCCCTGATTGGGCTTTAAGGAAGGACAAACGCAAAATGGCAATCCGCTTCAAGCTGACAAAAGCGCAGTACGACGCCCTTTCGGACGAAATGAAGTCCGAATATATCGCAGGCGACAAAGACGGCGAATTCGTCCTTGACGTAACCGGCTTGCCTGCGCCTGAAGATAACGGGCCGCTGAAGCGTGCGCTTGAAGCCGAACGCAATGCCCACAAGGAAACCAAGACGGCCCTCGGCGCGGCGAACGACAAAATCGCAGCCTTTCCGAACGTCGAAGAATTGACGACAAAGCACGCTCAAGAAACAGGCAAGCTGAAGTCGTTCGCGGATAAGACGCTGAAGGAAAGCGTCGCGGCTTCGATCGCAGGCAAGATTTCCACCGCGCCGACCTTGCTCGCGCCGAAGATTGCCGAACGCATTGCCGTCGATATGTCGGGCGATGAACCGAAGACGGTATTTCTCGGAAAGGACGGCAAACCGGACCCGTCGCTTACTGTGGAAAAAATTAGCGAAGAATTTGTTGCAAACGCCGATTATAAAGCTATCATCATCGCATCAAAGGCAACCGGCGGCGGCGCCCCGGCCCGACCTTTGGTCAATCCCTTGGGCGGCGGTGCCCCGCAAGGCGAACAAGGCAATTTCAACGCTGCAAAGGCAAGCGGGGCCGATCTAGCCGCGCACCTGAAGGCGAAGAAGGAAGCCGCAGCGCAACAATAGGCGCGGTTCGTCTTTCCCGTATTCGGGGAATGCCGCGCAGTTTAGGGGTTTCTCAAATGGCTCTTTCCGATCTCGCGGTTTTCTCCGAATACGTCTATTCGGCGCTTTCCGAAGTCGTTTCGCAGCAGGTTCAGCTTTTCAACGCCGCTTCCGGCGGCGCGATCGTGCTTCGGCAGGCTGCCAACCAGGGCGATTATTCCGACATTGCCCTTTGGGCGAAGGTTTCCGGCCTTGTCCGCCGTCGCGACGCCTACGGCAGCGGTTCGCAGGCTGCGAAGGAACTCGAACACCTGATCGATACGATGGTGAAGGTTGCCGCCGGTACGCCGCCGGTTAACATTCCGCCTTCAATGTTTTCGTGGATTCAGCGCAACCAGGAAGAAGGCGGCGCCGTCATTGGCCAGCAGCTTGCCGGCGACATGATCGCGGATATGCTGAACACCGCAATCATGGCTTACGTCGCCGCCCTTACCGGCGAAACCGACGTGATCCACGATTATTCGGCGACCGGCACGAACTCGCTTTCGGTCCTGAATACCGGCGCTTCGAAGTTCGGCGATCGTGCGAACGATCTTCGCGCATGGGTGATGCATTCGAAGTCGATGTTCGATATCTTCGGCCATGCGCTGACGAATACCGAAGTCCTGTTTAACTTTGGCACTGTCAACGTTCGACAGGACGGTTTCGGCCGCCCGTTCGTCGTTACCGACAGTTCGTCGCTGGTCAACACGACGCCGAACCCCGACGTTTATCGCGCCCTCGGCTTGGTCGCGGGCGGGATTATCGTCGAACAGAACAACGACTTCGACGATAACATTCAGACTTCGAACGGCGACGAAAACATTCAGCGCACCTATCAGGCCGAATGGACGTATAACCTGGGGATCAAGGGCTATTCCTGGGACAAGACTTCCGGCGGCAAGTCCCCGAACGACGCGGCGCTTGCGACCGCGAACAATTGGGATCGGTACGCGACTTCGTACAAGGATACGGCGGGCGTCTTGGTTCTTTCGCAGTAACCGCGGAACGGTTGGGGCGGGCTTCGGTCCGCCCCTTTCGTCGCATTCGTATTCGGCGAGCGCGACGAAAGGTAAACCGGGGAAAGTCGAACAATGGCAAAGCAAAAATTGAAGGTTCTTTTCTTCATTGCGGATACGGCGGCGACGCCAGAAGAAGAAGAAGCAATGTCGGAATTTAGCGCGAAGCATCAAATCTGCATTCGCAACGCTTCGATGATCGGGGACGGCGACGCCCTTGAAAAGTTCGATATCGTCGCGGGTGCCGTGCCGCCGCGCTATGCCGAAGCCTTCGCCGCGAAGCCTCCGATCGTCGAACGCGAGCGTCCGAAGGCGCCTGTCGCTGCCGCGCCCCATGGAAGCCCCGTGGCGCCCCCGGCTGCCAATGTGGGCACCGCCCCGGTGAGCGACACGCCCGTTATCGATGCGGCGTCCGCTGCCATTGTCGCAGCCGCTGAAGCTGGCGCGGCTGCCAAGCCGAAGGCCCCGGCGCCGAAGCCGGACGCTGCGAAGGGCTGGAAGCCCAACGCCTAAACGAAGGGAAGTCAAATGGCCCGTAAAATTCTGTATTTCACCGCCGGTATCGAAGCGACGGCGGGCGAACTTCTCGAAGCCGCCGCGATCGTCGGCGACGTTTATCTTCGCAACGGTTCCGTTTCGGCGAAGTACGGTTCGCGGCTTGAAGAAGCCGACGGGCTCGCCGGTACAATACCTGCCGCGTACCTTACGGGCGTTGGCGATACCGTCGATACCGCCGTATTTCCAGACGGCGACGTAACGCCGACGAATACCGCAGGCATTGCCGCGCTAAAGGTTTTCAACCTTGGCGGGAACATCACTGCGAACGGCGGAACGCGGCAGCTTGTCGCGGTCAAGGCCGAAGTCGACGAAGATACCGGCGCCGTCACCTTGACGGACGTTACGACTACTTGCGCTTGGACTTCGGCAACCGAAGCGAAGGGCACCGTCGGCGCGTCGACCGGCATTGTTACCGGCGCCAATGGCGGCGCGGGTACGTCGGTTATTACCGCTTCGCTCGATTGGGACGGTGCAGGCAGCGAAACGCCGTTGACCGCAACCGTTACCGCAACCTTCGCGTAAGCTTGACGGGGGGACGCCGCGTGTCGCTGACTATCGAAGACGGAACCAATGTTGCAGACGCTAACAGCTATGCAACGCGGGCCGAAATCGTCGAATATGCAGCGGTGCGCGGCGTAACTATTGCCGACGTTGACGCTTCAGACGTATTCGCCGTCAAGGCGATGGACTACATCGAACGGCAGGCTTTCAAAGGCTCGCCGTCGTATGGTCCGCCGGGCGTAATTCAGGCTTTGCAGTTTCCGCGAACGGGGATCGAATATCAAGGCGCGTTTCTAGCCGCCGACGCGATCCCGCCGCTTTTGAAGAAGGCCCAATGCGAAGCGGCAATGCTGATTTCGAAGGGCATCGAACTTGAACCGAACCGCGCTGCCGACGCGCAATCGATCAAGGTCGACAAGATAGGGCCGCTGCAAACCGAATACTTCGCGCCCGTCGACTATTCCGCCACGACGCCGAACCTTGACGCCCTGTTGAAGCCCCTTCTTAGTGTGGGCTTCGGGCTTACCGTCATTCGGGCCTAATGGGCTACGAACGCGCCCAAGCGAGCGCACGGCGCATAATCGCAGCCAAGGGGCAGGCGTGCTTGTGGCGCAAGCCCGCTGCCCAAGACGACGCTGCCGACGAATGGCGCGACGTTCGGGAAGGCGACCCGACGGACACCCCTTGTTCGATCGCATGGTTCGCGCCTCGCGATCTTGGACGCGGAACCGAAAACTTCCTTTCGGCGATTGCGGGGCAAAACCTTGACGTTCCCGACGGTTACGAAATAGGGCTTATGGCGGCGGGCGATTTCGAACCCCTTCCTTCCGACAAGATTGTTAAGGGGACCGATCCCGACGGGGCCGAAATCGCAATTACGACGATTGACCGGCTTGCGCCTGACGGAACGCCGATCTTTTATTTCGTGAAGGTGAAGCGATAATGTTCACTTCGCCAATCGACGCTGCCGACGAAATGCGAAACCTGTTCAAGACAGGTTGGAACGCGCTCACGATCGTAACCCCGACGCCTGAAATCCGTTGGCGCGGCAAGGAAAAGGGCAGCTTGCCCACAACCTATTTTGCCCGGTTCGTCATTCGCGGTGCGGGAACCGATGGCGCGGGCTTCATGGAAAACGGCGAAGGTCCAAGCCCCCAGGTATTCGACAGCTTCGGCAACGTCTTCGTTCAGGTATTCGCGCCAATCGATGCGGAAGACAGTTTTCGCAATGGCGAGTTGCTTGCAATCGCGGCCCGCGATATATTCCTAGGCGCTTCGACAAGCGGCGGGGTTTGGTTTCGCAAAGCCCGTTATTCCGAAGTCGACGACGACGGCAAGTTCTATTGTTGGAACGTCGTCGCAGAATACGAATTTTGCGAAACCTAAGCAAAGGGGTTTACAATGACAGTCGAAAAACAGGACAGCAATAACGTCGGCTTCTTCGTCGCTCGCGAGGAAACGAACCGCGTTCTTCCCGGTTCGCCGGAATGGAAGACGCGCGAGCCGAACAGCTTCAACGATATGGGCGGCGATTATTCGCTTCTCGCCCGGCGCCCGTTCAACCCGTCGCGGCAGCGGAAGAAAGGCGCAATCGTCGACCTTGACGCTAACGGCGGTTGGAACGAAGACGTTACCCTTTCGAATTCGGTCGACACGATCGAAGCCGTTTGCTTTGCCGCTGCCCGCGCGAAGACGACCGAAACGGGCGTTGCAGCCGTCGCTGCAACTGACGATTTCACCGTTGCCGATAGCGCCGATTATATTGTCGGCAATATCGTCTTCGCCGAAGGCTTCGACAACACGGCAAACAACGGCCTTCACGTCGTCAACGGCCTTACCGACGGAACGCACATTTCGACGGCTTCGGCCCTTACCGACGAAGCGGGCGCCGCTGCGCAATCGCTTACCGTCGTCGGCTATCAGTTCCCGGCTGCCGATGTTGTCGCATCGGTTGTCGGCGCAACCTTCGTCCTGACTTCGACGACGATCAACCCGACGACCTTCGGCTTGATCCCTGGCGAATGGGCTTTCATCGGCGGCGACGACGCTGGCAACCAGCTTTCGGCAACGCTGGTCGGCTTTGCTCGCGTCAAGAGCGTGAACACGACGCAAATCATCTTCGACAAGACGACTTTTGCAGCCGGGGCAGATACGGGCGTCGGTACGACCCTTCGCATCTTCTTCGGCACCGTCGTTCGCAACGAAGACGATCCCGACGATATCGTTAAGTTCACCCATACGATCGAACGTACGCTTGGGCGTGACGACGACGGGCGGCAGTCGGAATACGTCGACGGGTTCGTTTACAACGAACTTACTTGGAACTCGCCGCTTGCCGATAAGGTGAACGTTGACGTTGCAGGGATCGGCGCCAATTACGGCACGCGCACCGGGGCCGAAGGGCCGCTTAACGCCGCGTCGGGAACGATCATCGCCGCCCTGGGGGAAGACCCGCTTAACACGTCTTCGAACGTCTATCGGCTTCGCATGGCGAAGGTTGATCCTGCTACCCTGAACCCGTCGCCGCTTTTCGCGCGCGTCGAGGAATGGACCGGCAAGATTAACAACAACGTATCGCCCGCGAAGGCGCAGGGCACGCTTGGCGCGTTCGACACGACGGCGGGCGTTTTCGAAGTCAACCTTGAACTTTCGGCGTACTTCGCGACCGTCTCGCCGATGACTTCGATTAGCGAAAACGACGACGTTACCTTTGACGCGATTTACTCGGCGCGGAACAAAGCAATCGTTGTCGACTTCCCGTTGATCGCGCTTGGCGGCGGACGCCTGAAAATCGAAATGGACGCGCCGATTATGGTTCCGCTGGAAAACAGCGCAGCCGAAAGCGATTTCGGGCATACCGTCCTTTTCAACTTCTTTCCGTATATCCCTAGTGTGGGCAACGCCTAAGCGGCATTGCTTCGCACCGGATAGCGGGCTAGAGATAGGGGCGGGCTTAGGCTCGCCCCTTTTTCTTTAGGAAGGACGAAATAAAATGGGACTTCGCAGCACGTTCAAGACGAACGCAACGAAGGAAGTCGAAGGCGTCGATATCGTCGTTTCGATGAACGAACACAACAATCAGCCGATTTCAATTCGCGTCGCGCGTATGTCGCGTTCGAACAAGCGATATGCAAAAGCGCTTGAAGAAGCAACCCGCCCGCATTCGGCGGCAATCGCGAACGAAACGCTCGACAACGATCTAGGCAACGCGCTCCTTCGGAACGTGTTCGTCGACACAATCCTTCTCGGCTGGACGAACTTGCCGAAGTCGGAACTTACCGGCGACGAAGCCGATAGCGATCTTCTCCCCTTCACTCGCGAAAACGCGATTGCCCTGTTCGATGAAATGCCCGACATGTACGACGATTGGGAAAAGCGGGCGAAGGCGACCGCGAACTTCCGCGACGCCGAACGCGAGAAGGCGGCGGGAAACTCGCGCAAGTCCTAATTCATTCGGTCAAATGGCCGGATGATAGGGCGAACGTAACCCGCAAAGAATGCGCTAGGTTCGGCGACACGTTGCCGCCGGACCTAGCTAACCCTCCCAGGTTGCAACTAGGGCTTGCACTGTACCTGAACGCTTGGTTCGATTTGGACTTTGAACGCGATGCGAGCGAATACCGACCTATAAAACGTTCGGATTGTTTCGAATACGCAAGAGACTATGACTTTGACGAATGGCAATCGGACGACCTTTGGTTTTACATCGCAAGGATGGACCGGGCTTATTTGAAATGGCGCAAAGAAACGGCGCCGAAGAAGCCGGAAATGCCCACATTGCCGGGCGGAAAGGTTAGAAAGCGTGGCGGGAAGTCTTAAAACCCTTGCGAAGCGTGTACGCAAAATCGACAAGGAACTTCCCGCCCGCGTTTCGAAGCTGACAGTCGACACGACAATTCGCCTTGTATCGGACCTTGCGTCGGAACGAACGCCCGTCGATACGTCGCAAGCGTTGTCAAACTGGCAAGTATCGTACGGCTTTCGTCCGCCGTCGTTTCTGCCGCCATATGTCGAAGGTTCGCGCGGATCAACGCGAAACGCGAGCGCGAAGGCGACAATTTCCATTGCGAAATACAGCCTTGAAGGGCGCAAGGCTGGACAAGTCATTTACTTAACGAATAATGCCCCGTATATAGTCAACCTTGCAAGGGGCAGTTCGAAGCAAGCGCCTTCGGGATGGGTAGAAGCTTCGGTACTGCGCGCAAAGAAGTTTGTCGGTTCGATTAAGTCGCGAGTATTGCGCGGGCTTTAAGGGGCGGGTTTCATGGCGGACGATCGGATTGATATTGAAATCAACGACGCTATTGATCCGAAGATTTCGACAAAGCTTCGCGAGATTGCGGCGGGCGCCGATCAAGGCGAAAACGCAGTTAAGCGTCTGAAGGCTGCCCTTGCCGATATCAACAGTTCGCCCGCTTCTCGCTTGAAGGCAGCAACCGACGAAGTTACGTCTTCGCTCAATCGCGAGTTGAACGCGCAACGTTCGGTTGCCAGCGCACGCGAAGCGACGACTTCGACGCTTTCGAAGGAAGTTGCGCAGCGCGACAGAATTTCGAAGATGGTCGACGCTTCGATTGCGCAGATGGAACGCGAGGCAGCGGCCCGGCGCGCGGCGTCGATACAGTCCGGCCCGGTTGCCCAGGCGATCGGAACCCCTTCGCAGGCTGCCGCCCAAACCGCCGAAATGCGCAGCACGACGCTTCAGCTTGCCCAGGCTCGCGAGACGGACGCGGCTGCCGCCAAGCTTCAGGAAGCGGCGCAGAACGGCACAACGAACGCGCTGAACAAGGGCACCGCTGCCACGGGGCTTGCGCGGCATCATATGGCGAACCTTGGGTTCCAAATCCAAGATATCATTGTCTCGCTTCAGGCGGGGCAGAACCCGCTTACCGTCTTCATTCAACAGGGCGGGCAAATCGGGCAGATCATGGGGCAAGCCGGGATCGGCGTCGGCGGGCTGGCCCGTGCCCTTGTTGCGTTGCTCGCCCCGTTCGCGCCGCTTATCATTGCGGCGGGCGTCTTGCTCGGTGCATTCAAGCTTGTGCAATCGCAGTTCAATTCGGACGCTTCGTCGAAGTACGCGAATTCACTCGGCTTGACGCACAAGGAAATGAAGAAGCTTGGCGATACGTCGGTTACGGCTGGCGATATGATTAAGGGACTTTGGCAAACGATCGTCGACCGAACGGGCGTTGATGGCGCTTTGTCGGACCTGAAAAAAGGTTTTCTTGACGCCTTCAAGGCGGTTCTAATGCGAGGCGTTGACGCCGTTGCGGCGCTGTACGCTGCATTTGTGGGCACCTATCGCGCGGTTAAGAACAATTGGCAGGATTTGCCGGGGATGCTTGGCGGCTTTGCGCTAGCTGCCGCTAATCTCGCGATCGGCTATTTCGAAGGCATGGCAAACAAAGTCGTCGGATTGCTTAACTTGATCGGCGGCGGAATTAACAAAGTCTTCGGATCGAACATTGGTCAAATTTCCGAAGTGCATCTTCCGCGCCTTCAGGCGGCGGCTGGCACGACGGCGCGTAAGGTGCAAGACGAATTTGCGGGCGCGTTCGACGAAGCAAAGGGTTCGATGAAGCGGTTTTACAATGATTGGGAGAAGAACAGCATTGCCGCGCGCGATAAGCGTTTGAAGGACAAGGCTGGCGAAATCATCGCAGACCGCACGCCTAAGAAGGCGAAGGCCGATCATACCGCCGAAAACCGTGCTCAGGCGCTTCGCCTTGTCAACCTTGAACTCGATAACGAATTGAAGCGTATGCAGGAATTGAAGCCTGAACGCGAAGTTTCGCAACGCATGGATCAAATCGAACAGCAGCTTGCGGCGAAGAAGATCACTCTTTCGCAGACTGAACGTGCTGAAATTGAAAAGAAGGTTAGGGCAATTCGGGATTACGCCGAAGTTCAATCACAAGTCGACCGCATTTACGAAGCTTCAACCGGGCCGCTTCGGACGTACACCGCGACGCTTGCGGCTGCGAACAAGTTGCTTGCCGATGGTAAGATTACGCAACAGGATTACGCGCGCGAAGTCGGTAACGCCTCGCGTACGTACGCCGAAGCGATTGATCCGTTCATGCGGCTAAAGGAAGAAATGAGCAAAGCCGAAAACGCTTCGACGTTGTACGGCAAGGCAGTTCAGCAGGCGAATTATTACGATCAAATTCGGCAACAGCTTCTTTCCCAATACCCGAACCTTTCGACGACGTACGTTGCAGGCGTGAACGCCGAAGTTGACGCACTTATGCGGCGTAACGACGCGCTTCAGCAACAGCAGTTCGTTCAGCAGCAAACCGCGTCGGTTGTCGATCCGATCCTTCAGCAACAGCAGTTGCTAGATAGCAAGACGGCGGTTTATGCTGAAATCGATAGGCTTCGGCAAATGGACGTGCTGAACGAAGAACAAGCGCAGCGGGCGAAGCTTGCTTTTCAAATCAAGGCGGACGAACAGCGTCTAGGGGCGGCGTCGGACTTCTTCGGCGCACTTGCCGACGTTACGAAAGGCGGCAACGGCGCAATCGGCGCGATCAACAAGGCGGCGGCAATCGCGCAGGCGACTATCGACGGCTTCGTTGCGACGCAAAAGGCGCTTGCGTCGGCTCCCCCGCCATGGAACTTCGTCGCGGCTGCCGCCGTCGCGCTCAAAACGGGCATGACGGTCGCAAAGATCGCGTCAACCAATGTGGGCAGCTATCAGAACGGCGGCGCCTTCGTTGTTGACGGGAAGGCAGGCGTCGACCGCAACAACATCAACATGAACGTTTCGCGCGGCGAGCGCGTCACGATCGAAACCCCTGCGCAACAGCGGGCGAGCGATAAGAACGGCGGCGGGGCGAGCGTATCGGTAAACCCGAAGATCGTTAACCTTTTCGACGAAAAGTCCTTCCTTGGCGCAATAGACAGCGAAGACGGCGAAGAAGTGATTATGAACGTAATCGCCCGTCGCAAGTCGGACGTTAAGCAAATGATGGGCGGGTAACATGTCGTTCGATATCCTGTTGCAAAATCCCGAAACCGACATAACGGAACGTTGGGTTCATTCCAGCGAAACGCTAACGGCGGACAACGGGAAAGAGCAACGGATATCACTCGCAAGCCTGCCCAAACGCTCTTGGTCGGGATCGTTTTTGTTTGACGACGAAGGCGACGTTCGGCGCCATGTCGCGACTATGTTTAACAAGTTCGCGACTTCGTTTAACTGGCCCTTATGGACCGAACAAACGAAGCTGAAGGCTGCCGCTGCGATCGGCGCCAACGCCCTAGTATGCAATACGGTCCGTTCGGACCTTCGCGAAGGTGCGCTTGCGATCGTCGCCGAAGGTGCAAAATACGAAGTCGTAACCGTCAACGCGATAGCGTCCGACGGTTTTACAATCACCGGCACGCTTGCAAACAGCTTTACTAAGCGAGCGCGAGTTTGCCCGATCGTTCCTGTCTATTCGGCGAACAACGCGGCGATAATTCGCAAGACTTCGAACGATTATGCGCAAGTAAACTTTTCGTTTTACGAATACGGGTTTCAAGACCCTTTCCTAACCGAAGACGCAACGCAAACACTTGAAATGTTTGCTGGTTATCCGGTATTGAATAAGCGCGCCTTCGGTACAGATTTTCAGGAAAACTTGATTACCGGGCTTGAAGTGACCGATTACGGCGGGCAACCGTCGTTGCGCTCGCGTTGGGATAATTCGCAATTCGGAAGGGCGCTTTCGTTCCTCTGCAATCGAACATTCGATCCAAACGATTGGGCGTGGTGGAAGACGTTCGCCGACTATTGCCGGGGATCAACGAACCCGTTCTTCATACCCACATTCAGGCCCGACTTTGAAATCTATACGGCTGCCGTCGGCGGGGGATCAACGATCGTCATTGCCGACACGGCGTACAGCACCGTTTTTCAGGGCAAGGAAGCCTTCAGCACGATCGCCATTACCAAACCCGACGGCACGCAACACTTTGCGACCGTGACGGG